TCGCAACAAAATTAGCATTAGAGTTTAGTATACCATTGATAGGTGATACGAATATATTTCAAATGATGATGGCTTTGTATAATTCTGAATATCAATCAGCAAAGTTCATAGACAGTACAACATCTAATCAATCTGGTATAGATAGTTTCGCTTTGATTGATTCCAGATTTTAATCCAAGGAGTTTGACTATGGGAAGTTTTCTTAAAACCCAAAATGTATTTTCTTGCGGTGAAGTGGCACCAGATTTTTATGCAATTGATAATATTCATGGTGTCGCAAAACTAGAAAATATGGATGTGTTGCAATCTGGTGCATTAAAACGTAGACCGGGGTTAAAGTCAATTAAAACTGTGTCAAATGAAGCTATTTTGATTCCTTTTCCAATCAGTGAAACAGAAAAATATTTATTGCTTGTTCGAAACAGAACAATAGATGTGTATAACAATGATGTGAAAATAAAATCAATATCTGCACCATGGACAACAGCCGATTTAAATAATTTACAATACGCGCAAAGGTTTAATACTATATTCTTTGTTCATCCAAATTATCGGCCACGTGTTTTAACCAGAATAAATAATAATTTCAGTCTTTCTTTGTTCAGGTTTGTCACCGATTCAAATGCTGGTGCAAATATGCCGTTTATGCGTTTTGAAGACACCATTGATATTGCGTTATCAATTACTAACAGTAATATTGATAATAATCATGCTGTTATTACAGCAGATGCAGACTTTTTTACAGAAGATTCTGTGGGACAAACAATATTAGCAAATTCGAAACAATGGATTGTTGAATCTGTCCAAAGTGCACGTATAGCAACTGTTTATACTAACGGAGATTTCTCTTTTTCTGGTTCTCCACTATACGATTGGTATGAAAGCAGTTTTTCAGATAAACGTGGTTGGCCTTCATGTATTTCTTTTCATCAAAACAGATTAGTTTTTGGCGGAACACCTTCGGTACCTAACGGAATCTGGATGTCAAAGACAGGGGATTATTATAATTTTGATATAGGAACAGGTTTGGATGATGATGCTATTTATACAGCTTTATTGTCTACCCAGCATCATCAAATATGTACATTGGTAAGCAGTGATAAATTACAGATTTTGACTTCGGTTGGTGAATGGGCTGTTTCCAGTTCGCCTTTGACACCGTCATCTGTGAATATAAAACAGCATACATCTGTCGGCAGTAATACGGATAGATATTTGCCACCACAACAAATAGAAGGCAGTACAGTATTCATATCAAAATCAGGCAAAGATATAAGAGAATTAGATTTAGATGCATTAGGTGAAAATTATAATGCAAATGATTTGTGTGCTTTGTCTAAACATATAATGAATACCCCAATCAGTATAGCATACAGCCAAAATCGACATCAATTATATGTAGTTATGCAAGATGGATATATGGCTGTGTTAAACAAGTACCCAGGAACAGATATTGCTGCATGGGGAACTTATACAACCGACGGTCAATTCAAATATGTTTGTGTTTTTGATAATTTCGTTTATGTCATAGTAAACAGAAATGGTGTTTGTTCACTGGAAAAATTTGACGATAATTGTTTGTCTGATGCAACTACATACGATTTTTCGTACAAAATATCTTCATTTCCATTTATTGTAAATGGTCATTGCCCTAAAAAGGTACGTATACGAAAACTGTTGTTGCGTGTTATGAATACCAAAACAGTGTTTGTAAATGAACAACGTGTTGAGATACCAAATATGGTTTATACAGATGATGATCCAGGATATTCAGGGGATTTATCTGTGAATATTATTGGTACAGAACACGATACTATGAAATCGTTATGGTCAATATCCAGCAGTGAACAACTGCCTGCGATAATATTATCTGTCAGTGTAGATGGATGGTATTTAATATAATTTTGTATTTAAGGAGGATTAAAATGGGACAGTTGGTATCAGATGTCACAAAAGTATTAGATTATCAAGAATCTAAAAAAAATGCTGAAAATAATCGTCAAAAGATTTTGGCGACAATAGCGGAAGATGAAAAAACAAAAACTAATTTAATAAAGAAAGTGTTGGCTAAACAGCGTGCACAATATGGCGCATCTGGTAATTCAGGTGACAGCTTGTCTGAACAAGCTGTGTTAAAACGTTTGCGTTCAGAAACAGCCGCACCATATGATGAAAAACGTAAAAGTAACTTAGATAAGATAAATAATATCAAAGTTTCAAAACCTAATTTATTAAAAAGATGGTTGTCTAAAATAGATAAAATAGCAGGATAGAGTATAGCTTAATTATGAAAGAAGTGTCAAATGCAGATAATGACAATTACGGCGGCGTATGATTTTTTAGATGTTTGGAATAAAATACTTGGTTTTCAAACCCCCGCTCATCATAAAACAATAATGCAATTTTTGGTAAATGTGTTGAATAATAATCCGCATCGTGGTTTATTAAATGCATTTCGTCACTCTGGTAAATCAACAGTAGTTGGATTGTTTGCTGCTTGTGTATTATATCACAGGCCAGAGACAAGGATTTTGATATTATCGGCTGAATCTGGATTGGCATCACGAATGGTTTCGCATATTCGTAATATTCTGGAAAACCATCCTTGGTGCGGTGGGATTTTACCAGATGTAAAGAAAGAGTGGGGAACACATAAAATTACAATCAAACGCCCCATAGGAATAAGAGAAGCATCTGTAATATGCCAAGGTATATCTGGCAATATTACAGGTATGCGTTCGGATTTAATAATTTGTGATGACGTAGAAGTACCGAACACGTGCAATACTCAGCAAAAAAGAACAAATCTGCGAGAAAGGTTACGTGAATTAGATTTTATTTTATCGCCAAATGGCACGATGATTTATATTGGAACACCGCATACAAAGGATACTATATACAAAACAGAACAGGGCGAATTAGACAGTTGACATAAATGTACGTAGTTTTGCTAATATATTTCTTCCTGCATCACCAAACATGGGCAGATATGTTTCAAATTCAAGCATGTCCGCCTGAATCTGCGCACGATTACGTTCAGTTAATGGTTTCGATATCAGTTGATTTGCAGAATCCCATGCGCGATATGCTTTGTCTGTACGCGTGACAACATCCCATTGGGTCAGCATTTCGTTGTTATCTGACAGCATCAGTTTTATGTCATCAATCCAGTCACTGCCAAATCTGCTAATAAACGGCAATTGTTTGATTGCATTTAAGCCTTCGGGTGTGGTTTGGAAATTATCCAAAGCGACTTTTAATTCAGCAAGTTCTTTGGTTGTCAACGGTGTTTCTATGTCAGAACCAAACATCATACCACCATATGGCAACAAATCATTTTCAATAGAATTCATTGCTGTTTTACCACTGCGCAGATTTTCTATATGTTTAATCAACTTTGCACCTGTAGGTAAATTTGCAAGGGCGGTCATAACATTTTCATCGTCAGATTCGCGAAGAAACACTTCGTTTACTGCGGCCCAACCGCCTTCTATAACATGTTCCTGACGATAAAGATTCAATAATCTTTGTGCCGTTGTAATGGTATGCTGTTGCATTTTTACCTCTCTCCTAGGCGTTAAAACAACTATTGCATCATAACCATGATGACTTTGTGCATAGTTTTACCAGTAATCTTTTCTTCTGGACCAGAGATATGACCATATATATTGCCATGAGAATCTTTACGGACTACTGCTATTTGTGCATCTATTGTATCGTCTTCATTGATATTATTAAAATCTTCTTCAAGAAACACAGCCAAATCGCCAACCACCGGTGTTTTGCTGGTATCTGCAAAAACATATGCGGATTCTGGTATAATGCCACCAAGCCGTTTAGAATTAGGTTTTACTGCATAAACACAGCAACAACCTTCAACAGATGCAGGTGCAACAATCATATTTTCATCAGATTTTTTGAATTTGATGACTTTACCAGATGGAGTGCCAAAAACAGGAACTAATTTTTTACGTGCGTTATCGTATAACTGTGCACCATATAACCCACAATGCATATTCAACCCAGATTCTGGATTACATGGTTCTAACACGGATTTAACACGTTTCTTTACTTTGCTTATCTGTTCATTTAATTCGCCAGAATTATATAATTTTGCAATTTCATCAAACATTTGAGCAGCAGTTAAACCAAATGCTTTTGCCAAAGGTTCAATTTCATTTTCGTATACTTCACGTTGACCAACTTCAATCTTGTGGTATACAGATAAAGTCATTTTTGCTTGTTTTGCAGCTTCTGCGATTGTTTTGTCAGCGCGTTGACGTATCTTACGCAACCCACTGCCGAATATCTTTAATCCGCTGCCTTCATTGTCAGTTAAACGGCGTTTAATTTCATTTTGCCATTTATCTGCGTATTGATCTGTTTCGTGTATAAACAAATCGGACAACTTACAACCCAAAATAGAACACACATTTAAAAGCTGTTTTTGGTTTAATCTACGAACACCTTTTTCAATTTTAGAAACAGCAGACAAAGACAAATTGGCACGTCTTGCCAACTCTGTCATACGCATACCTCGTGATGCGCGAATATTGCGAATATTATTAGGAAAAATAATTTCTTCTTGTGCCATAAAAAAACTCCTTGGGTTGCTTTTTGTAAATGATAGTCAATTTTTAAGTAGTTATCAAGAAAAAAAAGATTAGATAAAATCATCTGGTGCATCACTGACATCGGGGACAACAGAGTCATCAACATTATATTGATTGTTTGGTTGTTGTTCAATATCATCTGGTAATGGCTGTGGTCCAAACTGATTCAAATTATCAAACAAATAATATTCACCCAAGAAACTTAAATGCACAGTTTCTGGTTTACCGTGACGGTTCTTGGCGATAATAATGTCAGCCTTGTTTCTAGCGTTTTCTAGACGATTTTGCCAGTTTTGTGTGATTTTTTCAGATGTGCCAGATAAACGTTGTTCAGGTGAACGACCATTAAGATAATATTCTTCACGATATGTGAACATAACAATATCAGCGTCTTGTTCAATAGAACCAGATTCACGTAAGTCGGATAATACAGGACGTTTGTCATCACGTTGTTCAACACTTCGAGATAGCTGAGACAATGCAATAACAGGGACATCTAGCTCTTTGGCTAAAATCTTTAAACCACGTGTAATTTCAGATAATTCTTGAACACGATTGTCGCTGTGACGACCACCAGGTGAAGTCATCAACTGAAGATAATCAATCACGATTAAAGCAAGCCCGTTAAATTGACGTGCTATACGTCGTGCGCGTGTTTTTATCATTGCCACAGACATATTTGCAGTATCATCAATAACAAGTGGTAATTTTGACAATGCGTTATTGTATTCGGACATTTTCATAATATCTTCGTCGGTTAAACTACCGTCACGCATGCGCGTAGCAGGAATTTTAGACTGAGATGATAATATGCGTGTTGCCAACTGAGAATTAGACATTTCTAAGCTGAAAAAAGCAACTGCGCCTTTGTATTTATCGTTTGCGCGTTTGCTGAATATCGCATTAGCTGCATTAAAGGCAATATTCATTGCCAAAGTTGTTTTACCCATTCCAGGACGGCCTGCGATAATCAACAAATCAGAGTGATGTAAACCACTGATAGATTTGTCTAATTCATCCAGTCCTGTT